TCAGAGCCGGATCTGTCCCTCAGCCTGAAATGGCGGTGGGACTTGTAGGTGCAGGTGGTCGTTGTGGCCACCCGTCGGATCGAGAGGGCCCGTGATCGCCACGTGGAATCCGCGCCCATAGGCGAACGCGGCGTTGATCCACTCGGCCAGCTCGAGGGTGAAAGCCGGGTCGCCACCGATCAGCCCCAGGTCTAGGCCCTGCTTTCGGTAGTGCGGCCCTCCGGCCATGTGGATGTCGGGCGTGTCGACGTCGGTGATTCGGACTGCCTTGTACCCGGCTGCCCAGGCGTAGAGCTGCACTAGGCGAAGGAGGAACCGGATCCGCCAGTCGAGGCCGGCGATCTTCGGCTCGTCCTCCGGCTGTTTGAAGGTGAGGGGCGCGCCGTACATCACGGCCTCCTTAGGTCTTCAGGCTGCCGTGGAATGAACACTTTCGGCAGCCCATCGATCTTGTCTTCGATTCGTTCGAGGCGTCGTTCGAGCCGGGACACGTCGGAGACCTGCGCGGCACGCACAGCAGAGATGGACTCGTCGATGTCGTTCAGGTCGTCCTTTCGGATTCCCCCGACGATCCCGCCGAGTAGGCCGAACATAGATACGAGGATGCCGATCGCCGGCCAGGAGATCTTGAGCCCGGCCGGACCGCTGCTGTTGACGACATGTCCTCCTACCACAGATGCCTCCTCCTCGCTGTGCGTCGCTCCCTACGCTTCGATCGTGTTCGGCTGATGCCCCGCGTCCGCGATCGCAGCCCGCAGCGACGCCTCGTTCGCCACACTCGGGTCCGCCGCCCATGCGATCCCGGCGCTTCTCATGTCGGCCAGAGCACCGACGGCAGCCGCGGCCTGGGGCTCTCCCGCGCAGAGTTGCTGCGCGAGATGGAAAGCGTTCATCCATCCGTCGTTGCTGACTTGCACCTGTTTCCTCCTTCTCCCCTTGCGGGGGGTTACTTCCTGATGATCGAGTAGCTGACGATTTCTCCGTCGAAACCTGCATCCCACCGGAAGCCAACAGAGTCGGATTTACAGATCCATGAGCCGTAAAGCGCCGATATTGTGCCTCGGTCCTTTGGGAACGGACACGTTACGATGTCGGTTGAGAGAACGCCAGGCACGTACTCGCATATAAAGCGAGAGTTGATCGGCTTCCTGTAATGGTTGAGCTTGAACGTATCCACCACCGCAAACTTGATCGGATTCGCCGCCACCGCCCGAGACAGCGCCAGCCGCAGCGTCGCCAGCGTGTCCTTGTACGCCGCGTTCGCCGGTGGCAGCGTCAGCGTGTCGGATGCCGCCATCCCCGGCGTCTTGAGGTAGTACTTGTGCCCAGCCCCATCCGATAGCTCGATAATGCCGGCGCGTGATGCCGTCCCGGAGATCAGCCTCCCGTGCGCACACACCGAATCGGCCACCGCGAGCTTGCCCCTGCCAGTGATAGCCCCGAGCGCGCTGATGTCCGCGAACCAGGACACCCCCGTCACCACCAGTTGCCCGTCCACCGTGAACCGGTCCGGGTGCTCTCCACTATCGCCCGAGCCGACCTTGAGCCGATGCTGAAACCAGCCACCGCCGTGGAACCACGAGGTATCCGCTACCATCGACAGCGTGGCGGCGTGCCCGGTGTACTCGTCATTGAACCCGTAGCCCTGCACCCACCCATCGGCGAACACATCACCACCGAGAGATCCGCCATCCGTCGTCACTCGGAGGAGGTGGAGCGACGATGAGTCGGCTTTGACCATGTGAGCCCGCAGCGTGTCCGCCGTCACCCGACCCTGTACCGTCACGTCGCCCTTGTCGTCGCGGGCCAACACCTTCGTCGTGTCAACGGCCAGAAACGAGTAGTCGTCAACGGTGCCAGTGGTGTCAGCGATATACACCGAGTCGTTGTAGAGGATGGTGAACGGCTCGGGGTTCATGGAGCCAGGGTCATAGTCGATGATGTTGTCAAACCCCATCTTCCCGGCGTACTTCTGCTTAGCTTTGGCGGTATCCCAGGTCAAGGGCTCCCAGTTGCCGTGAAACGTCAACTGGGAGCCAGCGGTTGCTCCCGCAACGTCGGGCAGGTAGTAGACGGGCGGGGGCGATGTCGTTCCAGCATACGCGAGCGTGACGCTTTGGGTCTGCCCCGGGTTGCGTATGCTGACGCTCCCGGCCGTAAGCGTCGTGGCGAGGTTCGCACTGGTGATGTTGAGGGTAGAAGCCCAGTTTGTTGAACCGGCGCCCAGGTTTTGCAGTACGTTTCCAAAGGCCCCGTCCGTGCTGGGCACCCAGAAGTGCGTGTCCGTAGCACCAGGAGACTGGGATTGGCCGATGTAGGCCGTTCCTTTCGCTACGTTGGCGGGATCGAAAGAGAGATATCCGATTCCGGTGTCTGGGATCAGATTCAGGTTCCCGGCTGTGTACACCCCCCCACCTGCCTGAACTATGCCGCCCGTCACAACGCTGCCGTTTTCCACGCCTTGCCCGCTCGCGTTGATGTAGCGTGCATCGAACCCGCCCGTTCCGGTGATGTTGGCTCCGACAAACGGCGTGGCAGGGTTGGTGGTGTTGTCAACCGTGATGTAGGCATCCCCGGGGAGCACGCTCGTCACACCTCCGGTCCCACCCGATACTGCCTTCCACTTCAACAGCCCGGCTGTGCCATCGGCCACGAGGGACTGTTCGTTTGTCGGAGCTGCTGCCGGAAATGAAATCGTCCGGTTCGCGCTGGCAGCTTGAGACAGGAGGTCCGTGTAGTAGCTATTGGAACTCCAGATCCGCACCCCTCCGGGATACCCGCTCGTGGCCCCCGCGTTGATCGTGGTCTGGTTCTCATCCACGAATAGGTCGCTGAGCCCCCCGGTTCCAGTGTTGAGCGTGAGTATCGGCGTGGTTGTAGGATGCTCCACGCTGATGTAGCTGTTGGCCGAAGAGACGTTCGTCACCGTGCCAGTTCCGGGAGTAGACCCCCATGCCCAGGTGTATGGCGAGGTGCCCGTGATAGTCAGGATGTTGCCGATAGACGGCACGCCGGACGCATAGATCATGATGGGCTTGATGCACGCCGATTCGTCTTTGTTGACGTAGCGATAGTCAAACGACCCGCTCGTGGCGTCACTGCCCAGGTTCACACCGAGCGCGACAGCCCCGCTGGTGTTAACCGCGGTGAGGTATCCCCCGTTCGTGCCGGTGGCAGTAACGGCCGTGATCGTCCCTGTTCCAGTGATCCCGCTCGGCCCGACGCAGAACATCCCGCGGCATCCAATGATGAGAGAGTCTGGGCTGCACAGTTGGTCCCACGCCCAGTAGGTGCCCGTCACCGTAGGTACGAAGCTATACACGGCCGACGCGGCATCGTAGGACGGAATGATCGCCGAGGCCGAGTCTCCGGCGCTAGTCGTCAGCTTGTGATACACGCGGATCCTTGAGTTGGATGGCGTAAGGCTCTTCCACCGCGTGCCAGTCCACCGCCGTGCGAAAAACTCAGGGATTGCCGGAGCGTCTGTCGCCCGCGCCGTGAGACACACCGCTCCGCAGAGTCCCGCCGCGAGTGCGAGGATGGCGCCCCAACCCAAGATCGTTTTGCGGTTCATGGCTACTCCTACCCTCTCGGGTCCGGGAATGTGTCGTCGTCCGGGTTCGGCCACATGTCGGCGGGTCCGCCCACCGTGGCACCTGACCCCGGAGGAGGAGGCTCGACGGGAGGCTCATCCGGGTACACCCACGGCGTCTGATCCGGCTCTCCGCCCGTGATCGCTTCCAGCGCAAACCGAGTCGGCAGGATGAAGCCGGACACCTCCTGTGAAATACCGTTGTCGCTGCGGTTCTCGCTGCGATCCACGAAGAAATGCTTGTCGCTCCACAGATGCGTCGCGGAGTCGTCAAGCGGCAGGCGGAACTCGGCCAGCTCCAGCAGGTCGTCATCGAAGCGCAGGATGTGCCCCGGCCACACGTCGCACAGCCCGAGGTTGCCCGTCGCGCGCCAGTAGATCGGCGTGCGATATTTCCGCCCAAACCAGTACAGGCCGACTTGCACGGCGACCTGCGGAATGGACACGCCCGGCAGGTCGATCCGCAGCGGGTTGCGCGCGCCGTACTTCGCATCCGACCACGCCGCGATCTCCTGACACGTGAGCCCGCGGGAGAACGGCATGACTCCGCCCTTGCCCCACGGTTTGCCGGTCCCATCGTCTGACCCGTTCTTGTTGCAGGTCGCCGTCCACTGAAGCTGGGGGCCGTAGCGGATCGTGATGTCGTTGCAGACCTCGTCGTACCCACCCGGCCAAACCTCAAGCTCCGCTCCGCTGGGCCCGGCAAGGATCTGCCGGCCGATGGAGACGGTCTGCTCCAACCCCCTCACGCGCTTCCCGGACGCGCCCGAGACGTAAGCGCCGCGCGTCGGGCCGATGAGGTCCATGGGACCCCACAGCAGGAAGCGGTAGTTGCCACCCACGCCGCGTACGCACCGGAGCCCGAGGCAGTGCTGGCCGATCTCGTTGAGGGCATCGCGCAGGGGGCGCCCATCGTCCACAAACGAGAAATCCATCGGCCAGCCGACCGAGTCTACGGTGTTCGTCGCCCACCAGCGGGAGAGGATCGCGCGCGCGTCGGCCACGGAGCCGAGCATGCCGGCCGTGGTGATGATGTTGGCGATGTCTACCGGGTCCGCCCCTGAGTTGCACATGGCCCAGAGCATGTGCTCCAAGGGGTCGGTCAGCATCTTCGACGCGGTGCCCGAGTACCGGCCGTCGGTCTCGTCCCAATAGGAGGGGCGAGACGTAAAGACGGTGAGGCCCGGTGCCTTACCCCTGACCGGGGTCCCAGTGGTGCCGCGACCCCACAAGTCGAGAGCGCTTCGGCTGGAATTGAAAGCGTCGTTGGGGCGGACGATGCGGTACGGGAGCGCACCGGATCCGCCAGCAGCCCGCCACATGGCCCGCGCCTGGTCCGGAGCCGTCTCGATAACCGGACTCCCCGCTTCCCGCCCGTAGTGGCATCCAACCAAGAGCACCACCGCACAGACCCGCACGTTTGCCAGGCTCTCGCCGTTGAATACCTCGATGCGGAACGGATTCTCCTGCCCGTCTCCCTGCGACAGCGCCTTGCCGCTCTCCGCGTCCGTGGTGAAATCCCACTGGTGGAACTTCGTGCCGATCCATCCCGCGCCCGGCGTGTTCGGCTCGTTGGCATTCGCTCCGGGGATGTTGAGCTGACACGCATGGACGGGAATGGAGCCGGAGGCATCCGCGCAGGTAGGCGGAGGAAAACTACCAGAGGCCCCGAACGCCGTGGTGCCATTGGGAAACGTCACCCTGACTGAGAAGGAATTGCCTCCCGCTGGCTCATCTCCGGTAGCATCGTTCACGAGCAGTACGCAAACCTTGAGACCAACCGGAACTCCGGCCCCCTCAAAGTCGAGACCATCGGTCCCCGCATCCGTGCTGTTCATAGAGATGCGACCGAAGCCGCTGCCGGGATTCTGAATTGCGAACGTGGCGCCCGTGCCGGACTTCAGCGTGCCGTAGGTATTCGAGTTTCCGTCGCACGCCCTTTTCATCTCGTCAAGCAAACTGGAGGCGGTGCCCACCGGAACGCAGGAGATCGGCACCTGAATCCACGGGAACGTTCCGTGGCGAACGTGGTGATGAACGTCCGTGTTGTCGATGATCTCGCTCTCGGCGCCCGCGTAGAACGACCCGTTGTTGTACCAATCGTGATAGAAGCGCCCGAGTTTGCCGCCGCCGATGTCGAGGTAGAATCCGCTCCGGCCGATCGATGCGGGCGGCTTCCTCCCGCCCTGCGTCGTGATGAATCCCGTTGTGGCCTTGGCTGTTGCACCGGATCCCTGCGTGTAGTCATACCAGGGCACGCATGGAGCCAAGGGCACAGCGAGCCCGAAAGCCCCTGCGTTGCGCAGATACCACGCTCCGTCAGGATCCACGAGCGAATGATGCCCAGCGATGGACCCGGCGAACCCCCCGAGATTGACCGGGACCGGAGACTCCTTCGCCCCAGCCGTCAGCGTAGCCCCGGTGAGTGACGCCGGCGCCGCCTCGATCTTGAGCGACGGAACGACCGTCAGCTCGAAATCATCCACACACTCGCAGACAAACGTGATCGTCCCCGCCGTGACCCCCGCGAGGTTGCGCACATTCCCGGTGAACATCGCCGCCCTGCCGCCGAGCGTGATGTCATCGTCATACTCCAGCCACACGCGCACGAGCGCCCCCGCGGCCAGCGCGGGGTACTCCGCGATCAGCTCGTGGAGCGTGTCGAAGCGGACGTAGGTCCCATCGCCGAGGCGCAGCGGCACCGTGCGATCGGCAACCAGAGTGCAGGTGAACGTACTGTTGGCTCCCGAGTCACAGACCAGATCCGCGACCTTGAACAAAATCGGGTGCGACTCGTAGGCGGACCGGCGCCCGGTGCTGTTGACGGTCAGATAGCAGATCGGAGCCGCCTCCGTGTAAATCTGCACGAGGTATTGCGCGCTCACCTGCGATCGATTGAGCATCGTCGCTAAGGCCAATCCGTTGCGCCCTGCCGATGTCTCGGCAACGATCACCTCTTCGGGGTGACTCATGCCACCGAGTCCCGCGGGAGAGTTTCGAGGTACAGCGATCCCGATGAGCGCGAGCCCGCGTAGTCGATCTGGTATCTTGGTTGGCTGTCCGGCATCCCCACGCAGTAGCGGTCCATCGGAGCATCAAGCGTGTAGTCGTCACTGGTGTACCAGACGCGACCGGCAAAGCCAAGGTTGGCAAACGCACCGCGGCGCATCGGGTAATAAGCGTTCCACAGCCTCCACAGCTCATAGTCCCGCGCCACGCGCATCAATTCGAACGGCAGCACGAACGACTGGACCGGCGACCCGAGACGCTGAAACTGCGGGAACCCATTGGCACTCCGGAGCACGCGAACACCGGAGTCACCACCAACCGGCAGCGGCCGCGGCATCCCGCCGGCATCGTCCCCGCCGAACTCGATAATCCCGAAGCCCTCGCCCTCGACCAGCTCGCCAGCGGCGTTGTAACCGTAGTCCGCGATGATGCTGAGGCATCCGATCTGAATGTCCGCCCCCGTGCTTTGGATCACCAGGTGCGTCTCGGTTGCTGCCACCTGGGGCGCCCCCCAGTCAACCAGGAAGTCCTCGCTGGTGACGACCGGCCGGTAAATGTCGATCTCGTGCTGACCGCCATCGTAGATGACGTGCACCGACACAACCCCGCCGAGCAGGTTGTGGTTGGCGATGCCGTACCCTCGAATGCGCAGACTACTCGCGTGAATGATCCTCACTTCGGTAGTAGACGCGCCCGGCTCGAACGTGCTGTTCGGATCTCCGTCCACCAGGTTCTGCGCAGACAGGGACGCCGAGTCGGGCGACGCCGACACTGACGAGTAGCGCTTGTACGCGAGGTCTACCGTGTAAACCTTGGGGGTTGCCATGCTACCACCTGGTTCCACGGCGGATCAAGTTGGCCTGGTCCGCGCCGGGGGCGCCGTAGGGCATGGACTTGTTGGGTTTTTCGGCCGGCCCGATCAGGCCACCGGCGACACCATAGGCAGCAGAAACAGCCTTCCCAGCTCCGGGAAACAGCATTCCTACCAGCCATGCCGCCGCCTTGCTCGCCGCGACGCGCTCAAGCTCGGAGATGATCGAATTGGACAAGGATCGCGCCATAGCCGCTCCGCCCTGATCGATCACGGCGAAGGCGGACTGGAACGAAGAGGTCAGGAAGCTCGTCATCTGGGCGACGTTGCTCTGGTACTCGGCAACCTGCTTCGCGCTCTTCTCCTGGAAGTTCTTGAACCAGTCGGTTTCCTTCGCCGGCTGTATCTCCGGCATCCGCACCTGGAAGGCGTCGTAGTAGCCCTGGCCAGGCTTGTTTCGGGCGGTCGGATTGCTGAGAGAAAAGTCGCCCTGGGGCAGACGTGCAACTCGCTCGCTCTCATACCCGAGGTTGCGCCGCCTGTCCTGCTCCAGGAGACGGGCCTCGTTGAGTTGTGCGTCCGTGGCTTGCACATCATAGGCTCCAGGGGCGTAGACCTTGGTCTCGGGAAGGATCAGAGATACGGGGTTCAGGGCCTGACGCATGACATTGATCTTGTCGGTCAGGTCTTGAATCTTCTTCTCGGCGACGGCACCCTTGCCGATCAGCTGATCGACGATGGTATTGGATGGCAGCTCGACGCCGAGCACTCCCATGGCGCCCGCCCACGCCGCGCCAGGCACTGCACCGCCGCCGAGGGGGTCCCTCTGCAACTTCGCCCGCTCTCTCTCTGCCGCGGCTAGCTGGATCTCTGTGGCCTCGCGGACGATCGGCGAGGCGATTGGCTGGCCCTTCAGATTCGCCTGCTTCACCAGCTCGGCCGTGGCCTCCGCTGTGGCCTTCCTCAGGTCGGTCTGCCACTTCACCAGAGAGGCGACGACCGCAACGACCAGGCCCACGCCACCGGCGACGAGAAGAGCCGTCGAGGCCATCCCGGCCAAACACTCGGTAGCTACCTGGACCCCCGCCGACATGACCTCCGAGCTCACGCCAATCTGGCTTAGCGTGCCGGTGAACTTCGACGCGAGCAGCCCGTACCGAGCCATCTTCTCGCCCGAGGCAGCCATCGCCTGGCCGTGCCGCTCCTCGGCGGGTGCGAGTTTGTAGACGGTTTCACCGTAGGCGCCGACGCTGGTGATGTACTTCTGCTGCGCATCCCTCATCTGCCCAAAGTTCGCCACCGCTCGTGCGGCTCCACGGTCGAGGGACGTACCGTCCCACTCCACTCCGCCGTAGATGACCTCGCGGTTGCTCATTTACCGCATCCTTCCCCGGATCAGTCCGAGTGCGGACCAGACATGGAACGGCAGCTCGTCGTTGGCCATGGACATCCCGCCTTCGAGCGCTCCGGCCAGAGCGGAGAGGTACGTCGTTTCCGGGTAGTGGCCGCTCCGCCGTTTGCATTTCGTGCAGACCGTATCCACGAATCTGCACAGCTCCGGCGTCGGGCATTTGCACCACTCGCGGAGGATCTTCGTGTCCTTCTTGCGATCAGCCCGTTTGATCTCATCGTCTTGCTCGTCGTCATGGAGATCACGCAGGATTCGGCTCATCAGCCTTGAGGAGGGTCCGAAAAAACACCTTGGTCACGAGTTTGATGCCGTCGTTGTGCGCGAACAGCACGCTGCCTGCAAGATCCTCCTTCCATGTCGGCAGTGGAGTCGCTCCACCCGGCAGCTTGATGTTCGTGAGCAGCTCGGCGAGCTTGGCCGGGATCTCGTCCATGGTCAGGCTCTTCATCTCCGCCTGGTGGCGCGCCACTGCTTCCACGTTCGTCGCGTCTGGGACAGGGGCAGCGACGCGAGCCATAGCCCCAATCGCCCACACCAGTTCGTCCTTCTCGGGCACGCGAAAGCAGACCTCGGTAGCCCCGTCCACCAGCGGAATCCAGTTTTCCAGATTGATGATGCCCACAGTCCCTCCCCCTATGCGTAGATCGACGCGCTACCGTCCGCGATCTTGGCAACGATCGGTGGGTAGGCAGCGCACACCCGAGACTCGAACTTGAACGACGGCTCCAGCACGCTGACACCGGACAGCCCCGACGGACTTTCCGGCTGAATGACGCAGACAGGGAATGCGAACGCACCTCCGTGATTGGCCGTGTCCGACGCGATGTTCAGGAGGATGGTCTTTTCCTTCTGGTCCGCGGCCGTGCTATCGGCCGCCGCGTGAAGCAGCGCCTCCAGCGGACTTCCATAGATCGCCTTGAACTCGACCTCCACCTTGCGCGCGCGGGGGAACACCCGGCTCCAGTTGACGCCCGCTCCGATGCTGCTCCCGGTCCTGAACTTCCCCACACCGCCCATCAGGACGCGGAAGGTGAACTCCTCGATGTAGTCCGAAATGTCCGTCGCTGCGGAGTCAATGGTTGGGAACACACCCGGCGTCGCGCTGACCTCAAGGCTGCCGTCCCACGCCGTTGTCCCATTGGAAGGACAGGCCTCCATGGTGACGCGACACTTGGGAGCCTCGATTAGCTCCGTGGGAATCACCAGGCCGCTCTCGGTGATCGTGCCCACCGTCCCGAGCTTGCCGGAGCCCATCGTACCCACGCGGATTCGGGCCCGGCCTTCCTGCGAGAACGTGAACTCGAACGAGTCGATGCACACGCCCAGGTGCTTGCGGTCCGTCGCGGCGACACCCACGTTGCTGGAAAGGTGGTCTTCGATCGTCATGCCGGGGAGGCTGGCCGGAAGCGCGGCGTACGCCAGGTCGTGCACCCAGGTCGGCGTCGTCCCCGACTTGGTGTCGCCGCCGTTCATGCATTTGGACAAGAAGATTCCGATGGCCTCAAGGGTCGCGTACAGGGACAGGGGCTTGTTCAGGTAGGAGCCGATGACGATGTGGCCCGACTCGTGGTCGCTCGTGTTTCCAGACGCAAAACCGGAGTTGGACATCCGCTCCTGCGTGATCTCCAGCGGGTTCTCGTCACACGGATGAGTCAGGCAGTGCGTCAACGTCGCTTCGGATCCGAACGTGGTCTCCGGCGCGGCTCCCACGTAGAGTCTGCGGCCCGAGCCGACCTTCACACCCGTGATACTCATGGCCGTTCCTCCTTACGTGTTCCAGTCGACCAGGTACTCGCAGATCCATTCGATCTGCGCATAGCCCGTGGGGCGGTTTGTTTTGCCCGACAAGGTGAAGCTGGAGTCCCCCGGAGCCCCATGCAGCACCAGGCCGCTCAGCGTCGGGTCGGCCATGAGTCTCGTTTGGGTCTCATCGTCGATGTCGTCGAGCTGATCCTGGGGAGAGATGTCCCCGTCGGCCGGCTTTACGCGGGCTTCGATTCGGACCGTCAGCTCTCGCACCTGCGCGTTGCGGTTAGCCGGGAACGTCCCCGATTTCCGGTCTGAGGGCGTCGTGATGTTCAGCCCAGGGACATTGGCCGCCCCGCTCGGGTACACCCTGCCGGTGTAGACCCGATCCTCGGTCGTGGTCAGATCCATGAGCGCCGCAGCAACAGCGGTGCGGATCGCCTTCCTCTTACTCGCCATCGGACGCACTCACGGAAACGGACGCGGAAGAGATCACCTTGCGCAGGGCGAGCTGGCGCGCAACCTCCGCACTAACCATGGGGAGGGAAGCGTTGACCCACTTCTCGATCGCCGCGGTGGCCTGGTCGCGGATCGGAACCTTGAGCGCCTCGAGGGGCAGCCGGTCCTTTCCCTTGCGGCGGAAGACCTGCCAGTTCGCCCCGAGGCCGGGAGCGATGAAGGCGTCCCGGTAGAACCTGCCCATGCTCTTGCCGGGGACGCGCACGCCCTTGCCGGTGCGAACCATCCCCGACTGCACGCCGGTGTCCATGACGCCCCGGAGCTTGATGACGGGGATGTTGTTGACCTGAATCGAAATGACCCCGCGGACGATCGTGCCGTTGTACACTGTCACGCGGACACGCCGACGGACCAGCCGTTGCGGATCAATCCCACAGGTCGACGCGACCTCCCGAATCACCCGCGTCTGAGCCCACTGCAACGAGCGCCGAACGGCCCGCACGACCGAGGCGTGGTAGACCTTCTGGTATTCGACGACGGCCAGCACCACCTTCCGGTCATCCCAGTTCATGCGCATCGTGCCCTGCATGTCACACCCTCGAGACCGAGTAGCGGATCCGCAGGTACGGCCGCAGGTCGCCATTGGACACCAGCTCGCTGTCGAAGCTCGCCTCGGCGCCACCCGTGGCTCGGACGACGAAAGACACCACCGCGGCTCGGTTGGCGTTCAGGAGGCGCCCCAGGGCCCCTCCGGAGGCCAGGACAGACCAACCGGCCGGGACCTCGTCGCCGGAGCCCAGGTTCGCCGCGGCGTAGTCAACGCCCGAGCCTCCGCAGCCAGGTGTCGCCCAGGTGTGGCCGGGAGGCGTAGACGCCTGCAGCCAGTCGATGCGTGAGCGCGTGACGTTGGCCAGGACCTGGTGCACCTCCCACTGCACGGCGCCGCCGACGTCGGCGTGTACCCAGAGCTCGGCCGAGTCGATGCGAGCGGCCGCGGGAACCATCTCCGCGGTGATCGGGCCGACAAAGAACAGAACGTGCCCGGCAGGACTCCCGGCCCGGAGGGTCGTCAGGGTTGCGTCGTGATTCGGGGGCTCGTCCTCGACGTAGGGGTAGCCCGGGTAGGCTTCGTCGATCCAGGCGACGCGCAGGGGTCCGCCGAGGGCGACGAGATCGAGGTTGGCGAACACGTCGGCGCGATAGCCGCGATGTTCAAGGGCGATGGTGGACGCCCGCTCATCGGATGTCGGGTGAACACCGACGACTCCAAAGAGCTCCCGGCCTCGGCTGAGAATGTCTCCCTCGACGAGGTCAGGAATCGAATGGACGAGTCCGGTGATCCGCTCACCCGCGATCTCCTCATCCTCGGCATAAGGCCGCCCGAGGAGGACCGTCAGCTCGGATCCGTCCTTGTCCACGGTGAGCGTCGTTCCCCAGTCATCGAACGGCGCAGTGTCGTGCTCGAAGGTCATCCGCTCACGTACTCCAGCTTGATTGCCACGGCGCCGAGGCCTCCGGGCGCCAGCGCCGCAACCTTGTAGACGCGGCCGCGCACCACCACCGGTGAGCCCTCCACCGTGCCCGTCGGCACGTCGACCTCGGTGCATAGCAGGGTCGGCACGTTCCCGTCGATGTCCTGCTCGATCAGGTCCGGGTTGGCGAAGAGCACGGTGATACCAGCGACGCCGTTGATGGTCGCCAGCTCCCCGTGCTCGGTCGCATCGAAGAAGACCGAGAAGTCCACATCGAGGGGCATCTACCTGGCCCCGGCCCTGCCCCTGCCACCCTCCTTCGCACTCGGGGCATCACCCGCCGGCGCGGCCGCAGGCAGATCACTCGACGCGCTCGGCGCCGCGATCATCTTGGCCGAGCCATCACCGATCGCCTGCACCGCGTAGCCGAACGGCACGCAGTAGGCCGCGCCCTCTTTGAGGGTGTCCTTCATCGGCTGCCCGTCCGGCCCGATGCGCAGGCCTGGCCCCTCCTTCAGAATCTGGATCCAGACCGGAGGAGGCGTGGGCTGGGAGCCGGTTCCGGTGGGCACATAGGCCCCGGTTCCACGGTCGTGCATCGCCTTCGCGAACTTCTCCGTGCAGTGCTCCCCGACGATGTAGGTCTTGCCTGCGTCCAGCTCCACCCCGAGGTCACCGACGACCCCGTACAACATCTTGATTTCCACTTACCTCTCCCCTGCGCCGGCGGTCAGACCCCTGGCGCGTTCGTGGCCTACTGCGCCGGCCGGTACTTCGGGTCGATCTTTACGAACAGAATCGTGAACGGGCAGGCGGTCGTGTCGCTCGACGCTCCGACCACCGTCCAGGCCGGCCGGACGTATCGCTTGTTCCGGATCACCTGAACTTGGTAGACCTGCGAGCCGTCGGCCGAGTCGGTCAATGTTGGCAATGTGCCGATCGTCCGGCTCGCCGGAACAGATGTGAACGTTGTGTCGTTGTCGGACTCCTGGAGTGCGAACACGTACTTGCCGGAATTGGCCGAGTCCGCATAGGCTCCCACATTCAGGATAAACAGCGCGCCACCGTACGGATTACCGACACCGAGGTCGATGCTCGTGCCGAACCCGGCGGCCACCTTCCCGGTGTAGGAGCTAGATTGCTTAACGGACGCGTCGTGCACCAGGTCGATTCTGGCCAGGGCGGCGCCGGGGGCGAGGACGAGAAACGCCACAAGGAGTCCGGCGACTAGGATGGTCAGTGTCTGCTTCATCGGGGTCTCCTCCTAATCCACCCGGGGACGCGCGGTGCGCCCCCGGGCTAGATCTTCCGTTCCGTCGATCAGGAAGTGGTGATCTCGTCCGAGATCACGAACGCCGCCGGGTGCCGCAGGCCGCCGTCCACGGTCTGCAGGACGCGGATCCGCTTGCCGCCGGAGAGGAACAGCGCCTCGCTCGAGACGCCGATCTCGAGGCCGCCCCAGAGGACGTAGACCAGGTCGTCCCAGTTCGTGCTGAAGATCAGGGCCGACAGGTCGGCCGTGCCGTGCGAGCCCTTGGTGTAGTTGCTCGGGACGTTGTTCGTGACCCAGACGGGGTAGTTGTTCAGCGGGGTGTTCGGCTGCTGGTCATCCCACAGCGGCTTCTCGCCGTAGGTGACCGTCCGCAGGGTGGTCTTGGCCGCGCCGCGCACCTTCGGGTTGGTGAGCCAGCCGGGCCTGCGCGTCGGGGCGTTGGCGACCGCCGCGGTGGTCTCGAACTCCACGATCTTGGGCCAGGTCATCGCGCCGGCGTTATCGCCCATGTTGACGTTGCCGATGCCGGACGGAAGGGTCAGGATGCCCGAGATCTGCCCGGCGCCTCCGCCCTTGATTCCGGCGATGTCGATGGTGTTGGCAACCACGCCTGTGAGGTCCTCGACCATCAGGTTTTCGAAGTCGATCGAGGACTGCATGAGCAGGAGCCGCGTCGCGTCGATGTAGCCGCCAGCGGTCTTCGGGGTCATCAGGAGCTGACCCATGGCGAGCGCCGAGTCAGTCACGTCGACACCCTCGGCAACCCAGTAGCCGGTCGATCCGCCTGTCTGGCTCGGGATCTGCACGTTGCCGATCGCGCCTCCGACCACGCGACCGAGACCCATGGTGACGGCCTGCGCCTTATACAGCTCGATGAACTGATCACCCAGCACCGAGGTCTCGACGGTATAGCCGCCGAGGCCGGGCGTGCCGACGGCCATATCGGAAGCGCGGAAGTCCCGCCCCTCCATCAGGCTCTGGAGGGCGCGGAGATGGCCCATCCGGGCGAACTGCCTGGCCTGGTACTGGCGCCCGATGTAGTCGAGGACCTCACCGGGAATGTGGTAGCTGAGCTCCAGGTCCCTGCTCTGTTCGCCCCGAGTCTTCTTGCGGTACTCCGCGCACGTCTCGATCTCGTACGCCGCCTCCGCTCGCAGGGTCGGGGAGGCCTGGTTGCACATGTGCCGCACGAGCCGCATCAGGTTGAACCGCTTGAGCTCTCTGCCGTTCAGTCCGAGATTCGGTCCGTCGGTGACCGGAACGATGGAACTCTCACCGTGGACCTTGCGGAAGGCAGCCACGCGGAACTCGTCCGGAGTGCCACCGTTCGTGACAAAGGAGCGCGCGATCTCCATGACGCCGGGCTGGTTGATGTGCAGCGCTACCGCCATAATCTCGGCAACGCGCTGGCGCTCTCCCTGCAGCGGATCCGCGCCGGGAATGGCGCCCCGGATGTCCGGGGCCGGAGTCGCCGCCGGCGGCGGCGCCGGCGTGGTGGCGGTTCCTACGGCCGCCCCCATCTGGGTGGGATTCTCGGGATCCATTCGGACCTCCTCGGTTGGGGTGACAGGTGCGGTCGGTGACTGCAAACCCCGTCCGGCGCCGACCTTGATGTCCGCCGCGACGGGAACCAGCGAGTTTTCGTAGGGCCTCCACTTGCACCGATAGACGGGCGGCGCCCCCTTCTTCTCTTCCACGAGCACAATGTCGAGGATGTCGTAACTGACGGAGATGTTGCCGATCTGCCCGTCCTGGAGCTCCAGCCACTGCTCTTCGGCAAACGCCTTCTTCGACATCCTGGCCGTGGCGTAACCCTTCTTGCGCTGCCCGTCGATCGTGGCCTCTTCGATCACGCCCACCTGGCGCTCAATCCGCCAGTCATGGTCGACGAGCAGCGGCGCCATCGCCTTCGCCGCGAACCGGGAAAGGTCAACGTCCTTCGGGTCGTGGCTCAGAATCTCGATTCCCCACCACCGCTCGACGGGGGTTTCAGACGAGAAGGAGTAGGTGAACCTTCGTCCGTCGACGTCGATCGCGGCCCGGTCAACTTCCGCAACCAGCCTCGGCTTGCCCAGGTCGATCCCGCGCGCGTCGAGCCCCGAGTTGATCCGCTGTAGAAGCTGAGCCTTTTCCTGGGGATCAAGCGTCCGCACTGCCATCTCCGGTATCCTCCTTTGGGGTCGTCACGGGCTCGTCGACGAGAAGCGCCGTGGCCGCGCCCTTGACCGCACTCACATCCGGGTTCAGGCCCTTTGCCTTCAGGTATTCGATCTCCCGGGCCCGCTCGTCCCAGAGCGATGTCGGATCCCCGCCCCGCTCGCGGATCACCTGGGTGAGCGTCGTAGCGTTGAGCGACAGCGCGATCCGGACCGCCTCCCAGTCCTTCAGCGGGTCGACCCAGTCCCAGCGCCGGCCCTGCAGGTGGACCGCATGAAAGCGGCGCTCCTGGTCCATCGCCAGGGGACGTGGGCCGTTCTTGGTCGGGATGACGAGGTTTCCCCACTGCAGCATGAAGCGCAGCCAGCGCACGTAGACCTGGCGGTAGAACGACAGGATGAAGAAGGCCTGGCGAATCTTCCACGCCTCCCGCTCTTCCTGGGAGCCGAAGCGCAGCGAGCTGTAATTGACGCCCTCGAGGTCGTTGGCCAGCGAGTTGTAGAGCACGCCGTAGGCCGCGGACATCTTCCTGGCGTAGAGCTTCACGAACCCGGGCATCTCGCCGCGGGGATAGTCGGGCGACCAGGGCTCCAGGGACTGCGTGCCCGTGAGAATCCCGAACTCGCCGGGAGAGGAGGCGGCGATCTGGTTGCCGCTCTCATCTGTGCGCTCACCGACATAGCCGGTGGATCCGGAATCCTTGATCCAAACGGATTTGTCGGCGCCGATCCGCGCGGCGGTCAATGCGGACCCGCCGTACTCGTCCAGCATGTGCGCATCCCAGAGTCCCGCCATCGTCCAGGGCAGGCCACGCGACTGCCCGGGCAGGTCCGGGTAGAACGAGTGGACCACTCGCTCGGCTTCGATCCGTACTGCCTGACCAGAAAACGATCCGCGCGGCGAGCTGTCATAGGTCGCCGGATCAGTCGAGAAGTGGTAGGCCACCGGCCGGCCGATGGGGTCGGTCTCCACGCCGAGGCGGATACGGCGGCCGCCGCCGAGGTCCTGGTTGCGGTTGATGTCGAGCAGCTCCGGATCCACGATGCGCAGCGACATCGCGGGGGCGCCGGCGTCGAGGGCGAAGTCGGTTACCGCAACGATCTCCCCATCCATGCCGTACTGGCGGGCCGCTTGGGTTTCGTGCCCGACGCCATCCTGCATGCGGCGCGAGTCACAGAGGGTTGTCCCCCACCAGGCCGCCCACCCTTCTTCAACGACTCGGCAAGCCGCCACGTCTGGTTCACCGTTCTCATCTCGGATGCGGGCCTGGAGCGAGACGCCGGTCGCGCCGACCATGTTCTGCTCCAGCAGTGAGCAGAACTTCCGAACCCATCCGCTGTTGAAGTACTCCGTTCGGCTTCGGGCGCGGACGATCCTCTGGAACCGATGAACAACTGCGTCGGCCCGCTTCGAGGCCGTCGACCAGTCCGCCGCCAGGCGACCGGTGTCGCCGGCGGCTAGATCGCGGTGCATGCGCCCACGCCCGTACCCGGCCGCGAATGCGCGCCCCGTGCGCTGGCGGACGCCGGCGACCTTGGCGTCGAGTTGTGAGATCTGGGAGCGCGCCGCCGTCAGCTCCTCGGTCGCCGCGGAAAGCTGGCCCTGGGCTCCGACGAGCTCCTCGCGGAGGGATCGCAAACCCAGGGGATCCGTCAGCTTCATCGCCGGAACTCCGTCAGCACGCGATTGCCGGCGGGAAGTCCACGAGCCTGACGGTCCCGGGCATCCTCCGCCCGGACGATCTCGGCGAAGTAGGCCTCAACCCGCAGGAGGTCCGCGCCGGTGGGGACGTAGCCGGTGCTCCATTGTTCACCCGACGCGGACACGGCATACTGCGCGACGTGCGCCTTGGGCAACCGGCCGGCGATGCAGGCACGGATGTCATCCAATGCCTTGCGCGCGAAGCTGCGCCTGTCGACGTTGGCGTCGGGTGAGGCCTCTACGTCGACCCAGCCCTGGTCGAGCCGGAAGACCTCGTCCTCAACCTCATCGCTGAACCAGGCCTCGAAGTGATAGCGAGGCGCGACGAAGGAGGAGGAGGTAACACCCTCCCCCTCGGCCGCGCAGGGGATAATGGCGAGGAACCGCCCGTCGCCGTTGTCCGTGGCGACGATCGATTGATGGTCCGTGGCGCAGGTGAAGTAATAAGTGAGGGTCCGGCCAGCACCGGGGCGGTAGTCATCTCCGGCGTCGAAGATCCACTTGACCGTCAGGCCCCGCGTGAATTTGTCGGGTGCGACCGTTGGGGTGCTCAACTCGGGCCCTCCATCCGGTCACCATGGGTAGATCAGTGGGGGCGTACGACGTCAAGAACTATTTTGGTCGTCACCTAAGGTCGTCCCCCCCCCGTCACCACCAGCGATGGGTGCCGGGGCCTGGGCGCCGACCCGGACCCGGGAGGCCTGGCGGGCGGTTCGGCCGCGGTGCCGGCTGTCCCGTGGGGCTGGTCGCCGGGGGTAGCTTCGCCCGCATGGCCTGCTGTTCCCGCCGCTTCGCCAGTTCGTTCCATTCGGGGTTCAGCTGATGGAGCGCAGCCAGGGCATAGCAGACGGCATCGAGGCTTTCCTTTCGTCGGTGCTGTTTCAGCTTCCAGATGCGGACCGACCGACCGCGAACGATGCGTTCCTCGAACTCCATCCCGCAGAGCTGGCGGAAGAACTCGACGTTACAGCCGCGGCCGTCATCATCGGAAGGGAAGTGCCAGAACCCCGGCCCGCGTTCGGTCACGTTGAGCTTGGCATAGACGTGACCGCGGGCGATGTCGGTGCAGACGTCGCGCAGCTCGCAGTGTCGCTGGTTCGTGCCGGTCCGCTTCTGCATGGGTGGGCCGACCAGGGGCCGGCGCCCGTTGTCAGCCACGCCCGCGATCGCGTAGATCCGGCGCGCCTCCTTACCCCGGCAGTAGGCATAGACCGCATCGGTCTTGTGCCCGCGCGAGTCGACCATGGCGCAGGCGATCGGAATCGAGTACTTGTCCGCGTGCTGGTATAGGTGGTTGATCTGGTCATCCACCGGACCCCAGAAGTCCGGTTCGTCGGGATCCCCGTAGATCCGATGATACCCCAGCACCCACGCCTCGAGGCCCAGACCAAACCCGATCACGACGCCCTCGACGCGGTTGTCCTGGGTGTCCCACCCAGCGGTGATGGCGAGGACGCCGCTGGGCACCTCGCATCCGTATTCCTCAACGTGGGACGTCAGGTCGTCCACTTCGACCGATTTCAGGTCGTCCTTATATGGCTCGCCCAGCACTGTGTTGACCAACGTCCGCATTTGCTCCGGATCTCCCTTCGCGTCCAGCCACTGCTCGGCACAGTCCCGCCACCGGAAGAACGGCGAGTAGAGCGCCGAAACTGCGAATCCGATCCAACCCGGACGACCCTTGGCCGTAGGGCTGAAGCGCGACCCAGCCAGCATCGCCGGCTTCTGTTCCTCGGTGACGATGCCACCGCAGGCTTCACAGACCATGTAGGCTTCTTCGGGCATCCCCTCAGGCCAGCGGATATGGCCGCCGGTGGGAGGATCGAACGTGAGAACCTGGTAGTGCTGGCAGTGAGGGCAGGGGACCTCGAGCACCTGCTGATCGGTCAGGTCGTACAGCTCGCAAATACGGCTCGGCACGGCTGTGGGTGATGACACGGCGAAGACCTTCGACTGGCCGGCGAACGCGTCGAGCCGCTTGCGGGCGACGGCGAAGGGATCCCCCTGCTTCCCCACCTGGCGCGGCCACTCGTCGAGCTCATCGGCGAATAGGTTCTGCGCCGAAAGGTTCTTCAGGCCGGCCGAGCTTTTCGCCGATACCAGCGTGAGGCGGCCGCCGGCCCAATACTTCTCTCGGACCGTCTCGCGCCTCGACTTGCGCGCGCTTCCAGGCCTGTTCTCGTCGGCCTCGACCAGGCCGCGCAGGAGATCGCAGTCACGGATCATCGGTTCGATCCGTTGTCGACTCGCCCGCTTGGCCAGATCGTCGGTCGGCATGATGTAGATGACCGTCTGCGGGCTGTGCTCGATCAGGTAGGCCAGCCAGTTGTTGCCGCATTCTGTTGCGCCAAGCTGGGTGGCCTTTTTGAAGACCACCACGCTGTAGGGCGAGTCCGAGCTGAGGGCGTCCATGATCGGGCGCAGGTAGGGTGCCCTGTCTGTTCTGTACCGGCCCGGTTCTTTGGCATCGTCGGGGAGGATGCGGTGAGCATCTGCCCACTCGGAGACGGTCAATCGAACCGGCGGTTCCAGCCCCGCAATGTAGGGCAGGAGAGTCGAGTCTACGGCGCTCGGAAGAAGGGCGAGCTCCGCCTCGACGTCATCGAGGCTTGGTGCGGATGAGATGTCGAGTTGCGCTGTCGAGGGCGTCACGGATCTCATCCTCTGTCAGGGTTTGTATCTCCCTGGGATCGGACATCGTGGCCAGTCGTCCCGACCACCGCCGGCAGACGAGCATCAGTTCCCGAAGTGTCGCCTTCCCATCCCGTAGCCGCTCTGCTTCGACATCCGCCCTCCGGAGTGTCAGTTGGTGCAGTTCCGCCAGCTCGAGTCGCAGCTTCCGGTTCTTGAGAGCCATGTTGATGGCACCCTCGCTGGCGGCAGTTGGCTCCCCTGGGGGGCGGCTGGTCCATTGCTCCCAGTCCGCATCGGCCAGATCGGGATCGATGCCGGCCTGAAGCGAGGAGCAGCCTTTCGGACATCGTCGGTGATCGGGGCAGGATCGAAAAATTCTGCCCTCCTGGAGAGCTTTCTGCACCGCCTTCTGACACGTCCCGCTGAGGCCCAGGTCCTTCCGGCGGCGCGCGTACGCGCGGGTGCCGAGGAACTCCCGCTTGCTCCCTGCCGGATCCGGATTCATGACCGGCTTCGGTCGCCTGGTAGGTCGCGCGCGGGTAGACGTGGGGGTCTCGGCGGCGATTGCAGATTTGAGTCCCGAGCCCACCCGAGGGGTCCTCTTGGGTGATGTCTTAGAGTGAAGCACTGCCGTAACTCATTGCATCGCCTTGCTTATTGTGGGGGACGACCCAGTTTCCGATCGAACGCGGAGAGAGAAACGGTGCGCAGCGCTATCCGTCTGAAACGCGTCAGTTAGGACCCACTTGTTGATAGACAATGGGTTACGCCGCTCGCCGTGCCATACGCATGGAAGATTCATGCGCCCGGTTCCCCCTTTGCCTTCGCGGCCATGGCCTCGCGGATCGCCATGGCTATCTCGGGCGCTTTGGGAAACACGCCCTCGATGTACGTGATCACCGCCGCATACGCCTGGTTGAGAGCGTCGATCCGGGCGCGCTCCCAGCTCCCGATGCGGAGCCAGGTCGCGATGCGACCCCGCTGCCGCTTCACGGGAACGGCCGCGAGGAAATCCTGGAGTCTCACCAGGTGCATCGCGGTGGTGTAGGCGCCTACATCGACGGACCCGTAACGCGCCACGATCACGGGCGGCCTGTCTTGGGCCGGAAGCTCCTGACTCCGAAAGTAGATCCGAACCCGGTCGTGGGGCATGGTCGTTATCGCTGTCAGTTGCGCATCAGCGGGGATACCGTCGACACACCGCAGCGCCATGCTCCCGGTCGACCAGCCCGCCCTGAGGATCTGTGCGATCATCCCGATTGAAACCTCCACGATTCCAGTGCCGAAGCCGGCCTTCTTGGCTGCCGCATATCCCATCTCTTCCCCCCCGCAGTTAGATCGAGACCTAAGACAGTCGAGTCGATACCCAAGACCTGAAGCGTTGCGCATGCCACGGCTCTGTTGGCTTCCCGGGTCGCTGCATTCCACCCGGCGGCAAATGCCCTGTCGAGCCGGTTGTGAAGGTACGTACCACTCGGATAACCGGACTGGCAGGTCTTCCCTTCATCCGACTCTAACCAGGCAAGACGGGCGGAGGCGTAGGCCGTGGGGATGGTTGGTGCTCTCTCCCCCTTCCGGGGTTTCTTGGTCGCCTTCACGATGTGGGCCATTGGTTGCTCCTCCTGCAAATCTCCCGCAGCTGCTGTCAGAATCCCGGCCCAAGCGCCGGCGCTTCCTCCTGCATTGCCTCCGCTAGAGGCTCGCGATACTGCTCCCGCAGCTCCAGCTTCTCGATCCCCCGGCGAAGCCGGCCTCGGACTGGCTCGAACGGCACGAGTTCGATGCCCGCCCGCAGGGTCAGCACGCCGGGCTTGAGCTCCTGACCGAGCATCGCCAGGTCCACCACGGAGCAGGTGCCGAACGCCAGCTGAAACGGCGCCCGGGTGCAGTGGTGCCGGTAGGCGCCCCACACGCAGTCGGGGCAGGCGCGGGCCGCCGGGTACCAGGTCTCGCCTTGCCGCTGGAAGTGCATGAGCCACCCGCCCAACACGTGCCGATCGCGCGTCCAGTCGCCCCCACATCGCTTGCAGGGCGCGTACCCCTCAAGATCCGGCACGTGAACTGTGAGTTCGTGCCCGTTCTCGTAGTCCTTCGCCTCCCTGGTCGGGACTCGGAACGCCAACCCGTTCCTGCCCTCGAGGGTCAGAATCGTCGGGTCCGCATCGGCTCCGCCGAAGTCAGACCTTCCCCGCCTTTTGATCACCATTCCGCCTCCGCAGCCAGCCTTCAACCTTCTCTTTACTCTTGAGGATGTGCTTGTCTAACTCGTTGAACGTAGCGCCGTTCGTCTTGTCCATCTCGCCCATGTGGAACGGTGACGCCCGACATCGATCGATCGCCAGACAGAGCGCGTCGGGGGTGTACTCGGTGAGCCGGGTGCGGATCGTGCGCCGCCGGCTTGGGGTCAGCTGGTACTCGCCCTCCTGGAAACCCATAACCTGCAGGTAGTGCTCGTATACGCTGCGAATTTCCGCCTTCGTTGGACCTCCGGGTGACTCTTCGGAATCATCGCCAGGTGGCTCCTGACCCTTGCCGGGACCTGGCCGCGCCGCTTCGGAACCGGGGGCGTCCGACTCGCCAGCGGCGGGTTGGACGAGCTCTGAGCGTAGCGAAGAGCTTAAAACGACTCCGGATACGTCTCCGTCTTCGACTCCGGATACGTCTCCGTCTAAGTGCGCACATGCTGGCACTTGCTGCGCATCTGCTGCGCACGTGCTTAGCACTTGCTGCGCATCTGCTGCGCACGTGCTTAGCACTTGCTGCGCATCTGCTGCGCACGTGCTTAGCACTTGCTGCGCATCTGCTGGTGGATCCGGGAATCGGCTTGCCTTTGACCTAACCTGCTGACGGAAGTCATCCAGCTGCAAGAAGGCGTGGCCACGTACCTTGTAGACGACCACGAGGGGATTGCCCTCGCAATCCACGGCGAGGCAGCACTCGGCCAGCCAGGTCTGGATGTCCGAGTCCGCCACGCTATCGAGCCGGAGAGGAAAGCAGGCCGCCCGGAGCAGGCTGGGGTGGGCGTCAAACCGCCCGAAATCGTCGATGACGCTCATGAGGCGTCTGTAGAACACCTCCGCCGGCGCCGAGAGCTGGTTCACCCGGTCGGACTTCAGGATCCGCTCACGCAGAATTCTGTTCGGCATGCTCGCGGGTTCCTTCCCTCATTTCTCGATCTCCGCTTTCGAGTTCTCCACCGCGACGGACGTGTTCTCAGCGTACCGACGCACTCCACCCTCCCGTCACGGCGCTACGTCGAAATCGCACGCCTGGGGCCCGACCCGCACCGGAGCGAAGCGAACCGAGACCACCTGCTTCTGCCCGGCCTGCAGCGCGTAGGGGACGGCCGCCGCCGGGCTTTCATTCAGAAGCAGGGTGAAGTCAGGTCCGCAGGTTGCCCTTGGCCGCACTGATCCCCTCAGCGTCCCGCCCCCGACGTTCTCGATCGTGAAGGTGTTCACCGCCACGAGACCGCTATCGAGGCTTCCAAAGGCCAGGACAGCGGGGGTCAATTTCATGTTTGGCGACGGCCGCGTGCCCGTCCCCGTACAGGAGACCAGTCCGTTCGTGGCGCCCCATGCCAGGCCGACCACCAGGGCGAGTAGAGCCGCAAACCACAGGATCCGCCTCACCGAATACCTCCTCGTGTTCCTGTTCCTGAGACCTGGATCACCGACTCCGTGCCGGCGATCCCCGCGACGCGCTCAACGACGTTGGAAATCGGGGACCAGTTTTCCCGGTTGTCCATCGTCTTCAACGCAAACCAATACCGCACCCCCGGTCTCAGCCCGAGGATGGTGAACGCCTCGTATGTCCCCGCCGAGTCCGGCGGTGGCATCCCCTGGACGATCGCCGCCGCTGCAAAATTCGCAGAGTCGATCGGCGCTTCCGAAATCCGGAGGTCATAGGCCTCCAAACAGCCAGGCGACCCGTCGTCCCTCCGATCGTCCGGAGCTATCCAGGTCAGCGTGGCGACGCCAGCATCGCCAAGGACAAAGGCAGCCATGAACCCGGCGACAACAACGGAGAGGACACTCACTTCTTTGCCATCCTTTCCCGCCGACAGTCGAAACAGTACGGTGGCTCTCCCTTTTGGGCGGTGTTGACGATTACAGCCGGACCGCGCCCGCACGCGCACAGGCAGGACGCATCGGGCGGCGGCGGCGGTTCGGGGGTCGCCTCCATCCAGTCGCGCACTATTTCGGACACGGACACCCTTTGGACTGCAGCGACACGGCGCGCCTTGTCCCAAATCGCATCCGGCACCTTGACGCTTCGCACGCGCACTGGCGAATCGTGGTCAAGTCTGGTCCAGCCGCGCTTCATGGATTCGCCCGTTTCAGTGTGTGAGCCACCATGTCCATCCTGAAACGGTGGGCCGGAGCATTGCCCCCGACCCACCCTGATTTCTTCTCAGACCTGCTAGACCTGCTCGTACGGCGTGCCCGGGCGCATCGTGCCGGTGACCGCCTTGCCACCAACGACCGTGAGGTTGAGGATGGCCGTGACCGGCTCGTCGCCGTCGCCCTTATCTGCGTCGGCCCGAGCGACGACCTGGAAGTTGCCGAGGTGGCCAGCTTCCTGAACCAGGAGAACGTCGACACCACCGTCGTCAACCGTGCTCGGTGCGATGATCAGGGCCGCCGGATCGGATGGCGTGAACGTCAGTGAGCCTTCCTGGACCGGGGCGTCGTTCCCCACCTTGTCCAGCCACAGCGGAGGAGCGAGGTGGAGCCCCTGGGTGTCAGTGATGAGAAGGGTGATTGGATCCATGGAACAGTTACCTCCTTGTGTCTCCGGTGAGACCTCGTACACCGGGCCGATCCGCCATTGGACCGACCCTCCTCGTGGCCTTCGCGGACGCGAAAGCCGCTCAACGATGAAGCCGCAGATCCCGGCGGCTAAGGAGACTAGAATCAGAAATGACTTGGACACGACGAACTCCTTTGTTCCTGCCCTTCTACGGGCCTGCCCACTCCAGCGAGAGGTCGCGCAGGCGCGCATCGGGAGTGAGCTCCCCGCGCGGAACCCGCGCGAACGTCCACTGCCGGCAGAGGCCTCGGCCCCTGCCCCTAGACCGCACCACAAAGAACGTGATCCAGGGGAACAGCGAGGCAGCGATGAACACCTTCGCTCGGGCGTCATCCTCCATGTGCCCCTTCGTCTCGTGCGCTTCGAGCCGACAGCAGCCGGGCCCCTGCGGAATGAGGACCGTAAAGTCCGGGGTGTAGCGCGTGTCCGCGGCGAGCCGCAACGTCAGCGCCTGGAAGTCCCACTTCAGGATCTCTCCCGAGCGCCGCAGGAGTTCCAGGCGGTCCCTGTAGTCCTCCTCGGTGCGGTTCGGACCCTTGTCCGCTCTTGCTCGCGGTCGTCCGCCGGCGTTTCCTCGTTTGCCGCGAACGAGCTGCGTGTCGGCTATCAGGCGTGCTAGCTCGGCCTGGTTCATGCCCTCGTCCGCTCCACTCGCGCCTCCCCCTCCCTCGTGAACAGCCCGCACGCCGACCAACGAACGCGCCAGTCGGATCCGGGCCCCATAGTCCAGCGGGTCAGGCGGCACTTGAAGTACCCGCCACGGCGGCTGAAGAAGTGATCGCAGTCCCCGCACTTCTTCCCTGGGCACGAGCCGTAGCAGTGGTGCATCTCCCGGATACGCCGCGGCAGGCCCTGGACGTCCTTCGGGATGGGGCGGGACGGCGCCGGCGCCGCGATGTCGGGACCGAAGAGCGTCACGGCAGCTCGGCCTCTAGCGCATCGCCGCAGGCTGTGCAAAGGGTCTCATCCGCGCACCGCGGATCCGGGATTTCCACCACTACGCCGCAAGATCCGCAACGGTGACGCCACTCGAACCCCGCGGCATCGAGAGCCTGTTGCAGCTCGACGTAGTCCCCGTCACGAGCGATCTGTGCGGACCAGACCGCGGCCTGGCGCAAAGCCCGCAGCTCCCTCAGCAGCTGCGGGAACGCATCGCGGACCAGGTCCGCCCGGATCCACCGGCGCCGGTCCTCCTCCAACATGGCGTTGTAGCCGGCCGGAGGGTTCAGCCGCACGCTGGCCTCGACCGCCTGCCTTTCCCACGCCAGGAGCCTTGCCTCGGGAATCACGCCGCCCCCACACTCCGCGATGGAACGACATGCGGAGGCGCCTCCGGCGTGGGCTTCGCGCATGTCAGCGCCGCGAGGATCTTGGTGGCCTCGGCGTCGTCGCGGCACACGGAGACGGAGACGTGGAGCGTGTCCGTCTTGCCGTTGACGGTGTAGGCCAGGAGTACCTGACCCGAGACCAGGTCCTTCAGAGCTCGGTAGTTCCTATCTTCGTTCACCGCTTCCTCCGTGGTTTCTTGGAAGCTTTGGCCGCGACTGCGGGCGTGTCGGCGAAGAAATCGCACGGAGCGCAAGCGCTGCACAGACCCGACTCCACCCAGGTGCAGGGCTCGCCCGTGCGTTCGACGCACTGCCGACAGTCGTCATCCGTGCAGCCACACTCTCTGCATCGCTGCTCGACCAGCTTCGGCTTCTTCGGTGCCTTCGTTCCCGACTCGGCCTTCACCCCGCCACTTCGCGCCTCGCTGTCCACCTGGCCATAGCGGTCCATCTGGGTCCGCAGCGCCCCGGCTATGATCGTCCGGTGATTGGACGGAAGTTCATGGATCAGGTCGTCGGGCACCTTCCCAAGTAGGCCAACGCACCGTGAGGCAACCTTGCCGATCTCCTCCACCCGGGTGGGTGCCTCCAGACCCGGAAGTTGGTCCATGAGTGACTCGATCGGAACGTCAACCTCGACTTCCTGCTCTACCCACACGCGCACTCGCATCGATCGGTCTCCTTCCATCTGGCGCTCTTACGGCACGCCTCCTCACCCCACCAACGCAGCCTTCCACCCCGGAAAGGGCAATTCCTGGGACCGGTTCCACCACACCCTCCGGTACCCCCTGAACCCACGCACCAGCTCTTCGGGCACCGTCACAGCAACCGCTCCGCCGCGCCGGCAGATCGCCCAGCCCTTCTCGGTCTGAGCTACGCGCGTCACGGGGGCGAATCCTCGGATCAAGTCCCAGGCCACGATGTAGAGCCGCTCGCCAGCTTCGATCGGCGGTCTGCCTCCCCCGACGTAGAAGGCCCACTCCCCGCCCGTCTCGGGATCCCCGGCCGCGTCGCCCTTGGCAATCCAGTCGAGCCAGAGAGGTTTCGGGACTGTGACTACGAGATCGCTCATCCCCTTGCCTCCGCGAGTCAAAAGGGTGCGGCAGTCCAGACCTCCAGCCGCACAGATTCCCTCACAGGGAGCTGCCAGGATCCCCGGAGTTGTCCGGGTGCAACCGGCGTCCTCCGGATCTGACCGGTGCGTTCCTGTCTGTGGGAAGGTGATCGCCGTCCGCCGGCGTTTCCGGCCTCGGGCCTCGTTGGGGGGTCTCCCCTTCGGCCGCTCCACTTGCGGCCATGTCGTGCATGTAAAGCGCGGCCCGGCACCACCCAAGTAGGCGCCCGTGTTCGGACGCGATGTGGCCTGGCGACAGAATGAGGTGGTACTCGCTGAACTCGATGAGATTGCGAAGCGCGTCCACCACGTCGCGCGGTTCGGATCGGGGGCTCGGCGCCATGCCCTGCGCTCCGCCTCCACCGTTACTGGCCTTGACGATGGGGGCGTCCGCAGCCGTGGACCGCGCAGTCTCTAGGTTGAGCCCGAGTTTCTCGATGTCGGGCGGAGGAGCGAGGAGAACACCCTCACCGATACGATCGAGCGCGCCACGAGTCCAGACGTTAAGCTCTGGTTCCGGTGCTGGTGCTGGTGCTGTACTGCATACATCGACCACGAAGCGTACCGCCATAGCCGCAACCTGAACGGCCTCAGCTTCCATGCGGACCGGATCCTTCTGCCTCCGCTTGACCTCATCCCAGAGTTCGTCGACCTCCTCATCTATGACGGCGTAGCCCTCGTGGGCGGAATTGAAGGAGGGATGGAGCGCCATAGCTCCCCTGGCCTCCTCCTCCACGCGACAGAGAACGGCGGCGAGCCGCTTACCCCAGATTACGGGCGCCCTCTCCAGGATTCCCATGGCTACGCCAGAACCTGGCAGCCCTGCAGCTTCGCGCGGAGCCACTCCGCCACATTCGTCATCGCCGCCAGCTGCCATGCTCCGCCGTCAGCCTCAAAGAGTGCCAGCTCGGCGCTGACATGCCCCTTCCGAGCCCGCAGGATGAACGCGCTCTCGGGCTGCGCGACTTCCCGAAACGTCCGGAAGGGAGCCAGGGTAACGGGGTTGGGGAGCGAGGCTCGGTTCTTCAGCGCCTGGCCGGACTTGATCACCACCTCCTGCGTGAGGCCGGTGTCGGTCTGGGTCTGAATCTCCTCCCCGGTGATGATGCTGGCGAGCAGGATGACCTCGTCTCGCGCTTTCGTCAGCACGAACAGGGACTGCAGGGCGATGATGAATCGCTCCTGCTCCAGGAAGCTCCCGAAGGGAAACTCGATCTTGGGCGGCACGGCGAGGGCCATGCTTTCCCGTCTCCGGAAGGATCCCGAGACCGGGGCTATGAGCCGCACAGAGGCCGGGCTCTCGACGTGAATCGCGATCTCCGGCTTGGCGATCTTGTCGAGGCCTCCACAGATGTAGTCCGCAAATCCCTGCAGACTGTGGAATTCGAGCGGTGAGGCCGAGGGTTCGGCTATCCCGGTTAGTGGCACCGTCGAGTAGGTGCGGTCATTGACGACGACCGTCGACGGCCGAGCCAGCTCGGCGATCGCCTTCACGGCACTACTGTCCATGGTTTCCTCCTTCGATCGGAACGACGTTGGTAGGGGTCTCGAACCCGTTTAGCTTCGGGGCCTGGTCGGCGGTATAGGCGTGCAGGCGGGCGCCTGTCTTGGACAGGTGGATGAATCCCAGGTGCGCCTCTCCGCTCGCGATCTTGGATTCGGCCTGGATCGAGAACGCCGCCGTGGAACGATCCCTGCTCGGCTTGACGGAGATCTTGATGGTGAGCCGGCGAACCATCGTCGGCTCGGTGTTGGGGTCGTCGATGTTATCCAGGATCTTCGCGAACTCGTTGGCGAAGAGCTCCAACGCCACTCCGGATCCGAGGTTCTCGAGCGTCACCTCGTGGATATCAGCTTTCACGTCTCCTCCATGTTCCCCGGGACGGTCCGGGAAGGCCGCCCCGGGGTGTGCGGGCTTCGCTCCTCTTTACGCTCGGGCGGCGCCTGTCGCCGGCCGAGCGAAATAGCCCCACAGCTAATAGCCGTCGCCGCCGCCGTAGCCGTCGCCGTCGCCGTCGCCGTAGCCGTCGCCGTAGCCGTAGCCGTCGCCGTCGCCGCCGCCGTAGCCGTCGCCGCCGCCGTAGCCGTAGCCGTCGCCGTAGCCGTCGCCGAGGCCGTAGCCGTAGCCGGCGCCGGCGGTGCTCTGCGAATTTTCCCCGAGACTCGCCGCTAGGCTGCGCATGCCTTGATCCACGGGTCGGCTTCCACGCGGATGGTTGCAACGACCGTGAGGGCGTTGAAGTC